TTGACATCGAAGGTCTGGAGAACGTCCAGCTCGGTAAGGGTGGTGAGCTTCAACCTCTAGATCTGCACGACATCTACGAGCAGACTGGTGTCTTCTACTATAGATCTAAAAACCCAGAAGGTGGCTTCCAGAATCCTCCGATTCGTGAGATTGGCAACTCGATCAGAAACATCAACGAGTTCATCGGTTTGTACAATCATTACCTGCGTCTCATTAGAGATACTACTGGTATTAACGAAGCTATGGATGCTTCTACTCCGAAGGGCGATGCTCTTGTGGGAGTACAGCAGATGGCTCTTGCTGCTGGAAACAACGCCATTTATGATATCACAAATGCTTCAATGATGCTGTTCAGAAAAGTCTGTGCAGACATCGTGAAGTGTATTCAGGTGATCCCTAACGAATCCATTCTGTACAAGATGTACGCTAACGCTATTGGGAACGAGAACATCTCTCTGCTCTCTACGTTTGCAAACATGCCGATGTACAACTTCGGTGTAACCGTACAGAAAGAAATGGAAGAGATGGAGAAGCAGTATCTGGAGCAAAACATTCAGATCTCTCTGTCTCAAAAAGAGATTGACATCGAGGATGCTATTGCTATCAGACAGCTCAAAGACATCAATCAAGCAGAGCGCCTGTTGATTGTCAGACGTAAAAAGCGTCAGGCTCAAGCTCAGCAGATGGCCCAGCAGAACTCTCAGATGCAAGCACAGATGCAAGCACAAGCTGCACAGCAAGCATCACAGGCTCGCATGCAGGAGATTCAAATGCAGAATCAAACTGAAGCTCAAATGCTGCAACTCAAGAATCAGCTTGAGACGCAAATGAAGATAATGGAGCATGAGCACAGGAAAGAGATCGAGATGATCAGAGCTCAAGCTACACTTGGATTCAAGACTGACGAGCAAGAGTTCAAAGAGAAACTCGAAGTCCTCAAGGAGGATCGAAAAGATGAGCGCGTAGAAAAGCAAGCAGTCAAACAGTCTCAACTTATCTCACAAAGACAAGGGTTGAGAGAAGAGCTGACTGAGACGCTCGAAGAGGCTGGTGCTGAACCCGCTGAAGCAAAAGATCAAGTTGATCAAATCATTGACCAGATAATTAACCAGTAATGTCATCAGTAAATCTAGATACCGCATCCCGCCTGAACATCACTTGTAGACGAGGAGATACGTTCTCACTCGAGCTGGACTTTGGTGAGGCTGTTGCTACTAGCGGTTGGCAGTTAACTGTCAAGAATAGAGGGCAAGTTACTGCTGCGCGAAGCTCTTTGAGAAAGACCGAAGAATCGGTGATTGCCGTTGATGATGGCGGTATTTCTATCGGCACTGGTGCTGGATCTATTGCAAATGCAAAAGTTACTATTACTATTGATGCCGCTGTTATGGCTGAGATTCTTCCGGGGACATACTCTTACGACTTCCAGAATAGTAGCGATGGTGTTGTCAAGACTCACCTGTTTGGTTCATTCAAAGTAAACGCTGACGTATAATGGCAATCACAGTTACCGTAAACGGTGGTTCGCCGATCACTATTAGTAAGCAATCGGTATCCCCTATAAGCGTAAGCATAGTAGGTGCTACCGGACCTGCCGGAGCTACAGGCGCAACGGGAGCCACTGGCCCCGCTGGTGCTGATGGCAAGACCTACACTATCTCATGCGTGGATGGCGACAACTCTGATGAAGAGAAAATTAGACTTACCGACAATGATGGGACCACGGATGATGTAGTTCTTGAGGCTGGCACAGGAATGTCTATCGCTAGATCTGGCGACAAGATTACCTTTACTAACACTGTATCAGACACTAACACTCAGTTAACTACTGAGCAGGTGCAGGACATTGTTGGCGCAATGTTCAGCGGCAATACCGAGACACGTATATCTGCTACATACGAAGACTCTGATGGCACGATAGATCTTGTGGTTGATGACATGACTGCAAACACTCAGTTAACCACTGAGGAAGTTCAGGACATAGTCGGGGGGATGTTTACTGGGAACACTGAGACTGGTATCTCCGCAACATACGAAGACAGTGATGGCACTATTGATCTAGTCGTCTCGGC